AGTTGAAGTATCAATAGTCCCATTAGCAAGAATATTAACAGTATAAATTTTTCTTATCGTGATAGTAGATTCGTCAAGATCTACTGTAGCAATGTTCTGCTTAGTCAGTTTTGTATAGAGACTATTGTCGGAAGACTTATCTAAAGAAGTTCTTACAACGTTCATATCAGAAACATTGATTGCTCCAGTCGCAGGTAAATTTCCATTTACAACGCCAGCAACAGTTTGAACTCCTTGTACAGTGACTCCAGTTGTGCTCTTAGCAATGACCTTTACCATAATCTTATCATTGGAAGTCGCAAGATCGGAATAGGTAAGTAAATCCCCAACAAATACATTATCTAAGAATCTTGGATTGGCACTCTGAACATTTCCCACATCACTAACAGTCGCAACGCCAACATTGAAAGATTTAGTTTGAACGACATCAGCAGCAAAGGTATTAATTCCAACTAATCTATCTTCAGTAGCAAAAACAGATTTAACATCAGCAATTGATTTTTCTGTAATTGCAATTGCAACTCTGCCATTCTGAATACCATTAAAAATAAGGGGTTCATTTTCAATAAAAGAACCATTTCTTTCATAAACAGTTACAGCAGTTCCAGCAGTAACAGTATCTCTTAAAAATGCAGTAGCACCACTATTAGCACCTTTTACAAAAGTAGGAACTTGTAAAGTATGTGCTTGGTTAAGTGTAATTACTGTAAATGGTTGTACATCAAAGAGCGAAAGACCCCACTCATTAGTATTTGAGTTGCTTACATCATAAGAACCTGAATGTAATCTGAAATCATAAATTCTAGCAAGACCAACCTCTGTTCCGGCAGCAACTTCTTGATCTGAACCACATCTTTCATCTCTTAAACTCAAAATATAAGTATTACCGATACCAATGCCAGGTGCTGGAGTTCTATAAACTCTATTAACTTTAAAAGTTGCTCCAGTATTGTATGCTAAAGATTCACCAGATACATCTTTTGTTGTTCTAGGTTTTTCAATATCAATGAAAGTTGGTGTTGTTGTTTCAATATCATATCCTTTTACATATGCCTTACCAGAAGACAACTTAATTATTGCCAAATCGTCAGATGCTAGAGAACCACCATAAGTAAACTCTCCTCCTTCAAATAATCCATTGTTTCCAAGATTATTATTTAAAGAGTTAAATACTGATACATCAAACGGTTTTACAACATAATGACCACTTTGGTCAAAAGTTCTCTGTGCCAAAGTATCCATCAAGTCTTCACGGAATACTTGATGACTTCCAGAATTTGGGTTTTTAATTTGTGTTCTTAAAACTCCATCCTCGATAACAGCCAACTCGATAAAGTTATTATCATCAAAATCATCAAGTGGTTTTTTAAAAAGACTTACAGAAATTTTTAATCTGTCTGCACCAGGCGCAGAGTAGTTATTAAACCCCTGAGAATTATCATTCAGAGTTTCGTCAAGATCTGAAGTTATAATTTCTTCTCTAATCTGCAGACCAACTCTATAACTTGGTCTATTTCCATATTGATCGAGTATTAAAGTCTCAGTCGATACTTGAACAAAATGTCCTCTAATAAAATAAATACCTTGCTGAATCTGAAATGCAGATCCAATAGAACTTGCTGCTTGTGAAATAGTTACAGCAAAAGGACTATTTGCTGGAATTGTAGAATTTCCTAAAAGATTGGAATTAATTGCCGTGCTACAAACTAACTCTTCATTATCAAAAAACTGTTGTGTTGCGTTATTTGCTGTGTTTGAATTTAAATAATTAACATATAAAGTTAAATTTCCATTTGCAGAATCAGTAGGGAAAAGAACACTATCAACAACAGCAGTTACACCGGAATCTTGACCCGTTATCTTCAGACCTACGAGTTGATCTGCATATGCAGAAACTGGAACACCTTGATATGTATTGTTTAATTGGACGTTATAATAAAGTTGAGTATATCCAGTATTGCCAGGAATTACTTTAGATCCTTCTTTAAAAAAATGTTGTCCAAACTTTTCGATCTGATTTTGCAGAATCGATTGTAAAGATGTCAGTTCTCTTGCTTGTACTGGATAACCAGGTTTGAATAGAACTTTATGAAAGTCACTAGACGGATCGTAATCATCAAAATATGGCGATACGTTGAGATTAGTTTGTTGTGGCATAATCCTTTAGAACTGCAAGATAATTTTTATGTCTTCTTTTTGATTTGACGATCTAAGAATAGAAGGTCTATTATCAACGTAAATGATATTACCAGAATGTTTTTGAACCTCTGGTAAAGCAATACCGTCAGTGAAATTAAGACCATAATAATAGGTTCTATTATTTATTACGGTAGAAGCACCTGTAAAGGTACTATCGATGGTTAATAATGAATTCGTACCATTTGATGGGACAATCGTAAGACTGCCACCAGTATCAGGTTCGCTTGTAAATTCCGCTAAATCATATCCATGCTCTGGTGTAATGTTTGGAGAACCATCAACAGTATTAAAACCAACTAAATATCTATCTTGCCAAAACTTCAATATTCCAGTAGTTTGGTCATAATTGATAACTCTACCAAAAGCAGTTGTTCCAGTAGCAATCGTTTGGGAAACATAAGTATTAACTGCAAATTCTGCAGAACTATATCCAGCGCCAACTAATTTTAACGCACCAACAACACTTGCTTTTGGTTTATCTAAAATAGTACTAGAATTCAATTCTGTTGGGTTTTCTACTATACCAACTCTAGCAATTGTATTTCCAGTAATAAAATCTGGGTTTTGGGAATCATTTTCAATTCTTGCATATAAAAGAAGATTAAATGCTCCAAGTTCTTTGTATATATCTGCGCCATGACCACCTTGAGGCGGAATAATAACATCAAATGTTGGTCTGGTTGTCCCTAATGGAACAGAACCTGCTACCAAGTCAACAGTTCCGTAAGTATATCCTGTACCTTGATTAGATACCTCTACAGAACTAATTTGCGAATTTTCATCAACTGTAATAGTACATTCTGCACCAGTGCCGTCTCCTCTAATAGGAACATTTCTATACTGTAAGTTTGCTGCACCTACATTTAATCCCTTATTAGTTACAGTTACAATTTTAATAGAACCAGAGACAGCATTATCTCTAACAAGAGAATTATCTACTGAAGTTTGCCAGTCATTTGGAACTGGTAAAAATTCTGTGGAATCAAATTTAATAATATCTGCTGGACTTAACGTATAGAGATACTTCCAAATATATCCATCTCCGCTAGAACCAGCAACTCTTGGTTCCAAGTCAGTAAATGTTGGTTCATCTAATGATGGTTTACCGGCAGGATTATCTGGACTTGTTCCATTTTGTAGACAAATATAAACTCTAAAATCTTTATTCATCACATAGAAAAATGAAGAATATAGATTAGTTGCACCCGAAACTGCAGCAAGTTTGTCAACACTATAATCATGGCGATACATGTCATATTTTGCACCAGAAGACCAAGTTCTCTTAGGTACAACGTGCATAATATCAGAAGAGGTAATTCTCTTCATAGCAATCATACTGTCCCAATAATCATTTTCTTGATTAAAGTTATCTCTTGGTGAAGGTGGAGCCTCATCCCACTTTTCTTTAAAATCTGAAGCATTAGGTAATCCAACAAAAGTGTAATAGGCATTTGTCGTATCTAGTACACCTGCGCGGAAATTTTTAGCATTCAGAATTCTAATTTGATCTGTAATTATTGCAGACATTTTGCCACAGTTTTTTCTTTATTTATTAGAAGTTTTATACTTAAATTTTACGGAATATATTCATCATATCTTACAAACTTCAATGGTTCTGTTCTTAAAATAGATGGAGATGTGGAAATTCCTCCAATTCCTTGCATATTATGTGCCGTGTATTCATTGGGGGTGCCACTCTTAAGAATAATCTTACCCCAACTATAAGCACCTTGATACATTGAAGTTGTCATACCAGTAGTTCCATCCCAGTTAGCATCAAAATCATAACCCTCATAGAAATTATCAACCTTACAACGAACTCTAACAGTTGCAGTTCCAATTCCACCAACTTCTCTTGGTTGTGTAACTGCTTCCACTACTTCATATACTCCATCCATATATGATGTGTTTATTCCAAGAACACCACCAGAACCATCATAACTTGTTATAGAAGTTGTTGCTGAACCGACGTTAGTATTGTAAAGAGTAAATACGTCACCTGTTGTAATTTGAGAAACAGTTATAGCAAATCCAACAAAGAATGATTGATTAAAGACATTGTCTTGTTGAGGAATATATAAGTCAAACAAAGCAAACGTATCTGCTCCAATTGCAGTAGTTGCAAATCCGACAAGAGTTCCAGAATCTCCTCTATATCCATCTGGGAAATAAACTTCAGTTTTTTCAAGTGTTTGTGATTCTGGAGGAGAAATTAAGACTGTTGGAGGATTTGTTGATGTATAACCGATACCACCTTGAATTACTGATATACCAGTAACAACACCGTTTGTAAGAGTTGCTAGTCCTCTTGCAGTTGTAGTTGTTCCAATACCACTCACTCCATTTGTACTTGCAACACTTACGTTAGGTGCGGTAATATATCCAGACCCTCCGTTAGTTATTGTAAACTCAGTTACAGTTCCTGCTACCGAAACAGTAGCAGTTGCCGTAGCACCTATTTTTTCTCCTCCTGGATGGATTTTAACATCATTTTGGAACAGAAGAGTTGCATCATTTTCGTTTTGTTGATTAAACAGTGGTCTTGTTGTGTCTACATGTAAAATTGTATCGCCTATAGCAACGTTTTTAATTAATGTTGCATTAGGAACAATATTTGGTTCGTAGAATGTTCTTGCTTTAGATATATTTCTTCCATCAATAATTTTATCCGCAGTTTGGCGGCACCAAGTAACGGGTCTAGTTAATTCGACATTATCCGTGTTTCCTGGACCAAAATATGGAAGAGTATCTACAGTATCTGTAGAAATAATATCTGTGACAGTTCTTTTATCCTCATCAAAAATAGGATCATCGGAATTAATATCAAGAGTATCGCCCTCCTTTACAGTCTGTACAACTTCGGTTGGAATAACATCAAAACCTTCTCCATTTCCTTTGTAATATAAAATTCTCAAAAAGTCTCCTACTCTAGGTGCTTCAGTAAATCTTATTCTGTTTCCTCCAAAGAAGAAATAAGATTCTCCTGGAACCTGAAGAACATTATTCAAGAATACCAAAAGGAGTTGTGCTGGATCAATTTTTGAACCCTTAGAAGCGATGATAGAAAGTCTTTCTCCATTTCTAAACAATGGGAAAAGAAGTCTCTTACCATCAATATATTGATCAATGTTATCCAATACCTCAAGTTCTCCAATAGACCAACCATTAAATGAATCATCAAATGTTCTATCTACCTCAATTTGGAATTCTTTAAAGTCACTAGTTATGTAAGTAGGAATACCAGTCAGACCTCCAGTTAGAACTGTAATTATGTCCTTATTTCCGTAAGCATATCCATTATTAGTGAAGTTAAAAGATACTACACTAGAATCATTACTAACCTCAAGATCGACCCTAGCTTCCGTTCCAAGACCAATTACTGCATTTTCGTTAGAATATACTAATGGAATATTACCATATGGAATTGGAGGGTCAAAAATGACATAAGGAATAACTACATCATCTCCAACATTAACATTAAGATCAAATCCTGGATTTGTAATGGTAACATTGGGGGAAATATGACCTGTTCCTGTAATAACAGTAGCAAAACCAATGTGCTGAATACTGGTGCTAATCATCTGATTGCCAGATATAGAACTAGTACCAACACCAACATTAACAATACCAAATGGTAAAGTGACGCCAATACTTACTGGAGTTCCGCTAGGAATCTCTAATAAAGAGACTTGAGATGGTCTAAGTTCGACAAAAGTATTACCAATACCATTAAGCATAGTAGAAGTTTCAATTCTGAAAGATCCAATACCAATTGCTACGTTTGTTCCATCATATACCTCATTAAGAATACCAAAAACACTATTTTGATTTTCAATGAAAATCTCAGTAGTACCAGCAGCAACTGGATAATTAGTTTTAGTAATAATTTGGAAATATGGTTGGCATCTATAACCAGTTCCAGTATCACCAACACTTACAGCAGTTACCTCGCCCACTGGAGACACCGTAACAGTGCCTGCCGCAGCGACTAAAGGATGATATCCAAATCCTTCCGTAGAACCAATAGATTGAATAATTCCTGCTGTTGGGAAACTACTGATGCCAACATCTGCTCCAACATCTCTTGCGTCTCCATTAAAGACAGCACTAGTCATTCCAGAAACTTCTGTAATATTATAATCTTCTTCAACGGTAATGCCTGGAAGTTGGAATACACTGTTAATAAGAATCACAGCATTTTCGTTACTAATACCAGTAATCTCTGTTCCAGCATCTGTTCTCAATGGGAAAGTATTTTCAAGTGAATTAAACTTATCAGCAACGTCTTGGAATACGTGGTTATTTGTATATGTTTCACTTGTCCCAGAAGGAATTCTTCCTCTCATATAACTTCTTCCACTGAAGTATGAACCTTTAGCAACACCTTGCCAATCACGTTCGTTAGGATCTCCTGGATCCTCTATTGGATCTGGTCCATAAGGAGGTTCTGCAAAACTTATTGTGCTATCAATAATGTTATAATTTCCACTAATTTTAACTATTTCGGATCCTATGGCATGGTTAACAAATTTAGTTCCAAGTCTTGCTCTTCTAACTCTAACTCTAAGAGGATTTCCACCAACTCCAACACCCTCAACTTTCATAATTTCATTATTGACTCTAAAGAAATCTCCTCCATAGAAAGAAGTAACGCCAGCAAAGTTTACTATGTCATCCGTTGAAAGAAGATCCGTAGTAAGATGACTTGTAATAGCAGTAGATACAATAGGACTTTGGATAATATTGTCAAGAGCAATAATAACTCTAGCATTTTGCCTTGTCGTTACAAATCTATGAGAAGAACCTGTTCCAACGTTATCAATATCAATAAGAGTGGGATTAGGCAACTGTGCTTCAGCAGCACTAGTAGTTAACCCAATAAAGTTATCATCTACTTTAACAATATAAATGTTATCACCACCATCTGGAAGTTTGGTTGTAAATCCAACTCCATCAAAATATGTTGATGCACAACCAATCGCAGAATTTACATCATTTACATCATGTCTATAGTAACTAACTCTTTCTCCCGAAGAAAAGAAGTGATTTGGTAGTCTAATAGTGTTATCGGTAGTGCTAACAACACCAACACCAACACTACTAAACCAATACTCAAATATATCTTGACCTTCATGCCTTAAATCAAAATCAGTCTTAACTGCATTAAATGTCCCAACATAATCATCTCTATCATCAGTAATCAGACCATTATTAAAATCAATAATAGTATCAACATCATCAGCAGTTTCGGACTTCAGATGATGAGCAAAAACATTAACTTCAACATCAATATTAGGTTCTGGAGTATATTGCAGTTCAACAGCGAATCCACTATCATCTATTGCTGCACCAAATGTTCCAAGACCAGAAGAAGTTTGTATATTTCCATATTCTACTAAGTATGCTTCACTAGCAACACCAACACCATTAACTGTATCAACAACAAACAATTCTACAAATTCATGTTCATCATTTGTTTTATCTGCGATGTGAACCCAATACTTAGAAGCATGGAACTGCTCATTATTTTCAATGTACCGATAAGTATTGACAGTAGTAATGCCTGGTGTTGCAGATGCAGAGATATCATGTGATTCAACCTGCAATCTGGCATGATTCATATTATAAGAAAACTCTGTTGTGGTTGCCGTTTGTGCAATACCAATTTGGATTGTATTAATAACTGCTGTAGTTCCGATTCCGGCATTAGGAGTAAAGTCAACCTTAAAATTGGTTCCATCAATATATGGCCAGAAAGTTCCATACCCAACAAAATTACTATCTAAGTTACCGAGGTCAGTATATAGACTACCAACCTCTCCAGAGGTTACGATATTAGTTCCGTCATGGACAAAATTAATTTGAGTAAAACCAAATTCTTCATTCTGCTCACCAGTATCTGGATTTATTGTGATCATAACACATACTGAATTATATGTGCTTGCAATAGAAACAATATTAACTGGTGTTCCTACTGTATTAAACTCTGTACTTGAAGTACTTACTACTGCAACATCGCCAAAAGCACTGCTCCCAACACCAGTAAATTCATCTTCAATTTTATATGAAATATAAGAAATGTTTAAATCATTATATGCAACTTTATCATCTGATGGGTAGAACCTAATAGAACCAGATCCAATATCAAGTGCAAAATCAAAAGAACCAAGATCATTATCTATAGTTCCAATTTTGGCATATTCGTTAGAATAACCATAATTTCCATCATGAATGACATCAAAAATAGATACTTGTCTCTCTGAAGTAAATCTTTTATCTCTGACTAAAGTGATATATTTGAGAAATCTTATTTGATCAGGATTAAACGTATCAACTTCTACGTATTCTTCAGTTCTTGGTCTATGATCAAATTGAGAACTTATATCATCAATTGACAATACTCTATTAGACACTGCTTCATCAAAAGATGAAATTAATCTACTCTCAAAAATTATTTGAGTCGAAATTAAAGAATCTCCAATGTCAATGTAATTTTCTCTAACCAAATCAAAATCATTTACACAATTAAGATCAACTGCCTCTACAATATCTTTAATAAGAGTAATATAAGTAGAACCTTGAGATGGCGAAGTTTGTACTCTAAGTCCTCTTTCATATGACTCTAACTGATAGTTTGCAAATTTCTTATATCCTGAAACATGATTCATTGATGATATTGGATCATTCCAAGTCTGTAAAGGTACAGTAGATTTCAATGAATAAGAGAAGTTTTGATAATAATCATTATCTGGAATTCTTTGAAGGTCATTATTTAAGAACCCTGCAATTTCTTTCCAACCTTTATTACTCTTAAGAGTGCTTCCATATTTTCCATATTCCTTAAATGGGAATATATTTTTGCCAATAAGTCCAATAGATTTTGAAGTTACTCCAGAAATATTTTGATTGGCAACAAACTCATCAGTAGAGTTGATCTTAAGAATACCAAATTCTTTGTCCCAATCCTCTACAATACCAACTTTTGATCCAGACTTAACGACTTCTTCAGGAATAAACTCATTCCTTTTAATTGTTATATTAAATGTTGGAAAATCTCTTTGTGGAAGAATTCTTGGAGCAGAATTAATTTTATCAAAAGCAATAACAGTTTCTGTTGATTTTAATTGTTCTTCCATACTGAAAGTAACTGTTCCTCCAGAACCACCAAAGTTTGGATCAATTTCAGTAATAGTAAACAGATTATAATTGAATTCAGAACTGTTAAATCCTCTTTCATTGCCAGTTCCTGGATTAGACCCCTCAATCATTACCTTTTCGCCAACGACAAATGGGTAATAATCCCCAAGAGAATACTCAGTTTTTAATGTTGCTGTAGCTTTTTTAGTATTTGCATCATATAAAATACCATCACTAAGAGGACCAACATCAATAGGAACTCCACCTCCAGATTTAATTGGATAAATCTTTGGAATGACATTGTTCATTCCATAAGTATTTCTTAAAATATTTACTTCTGAACTAGTGCTACTATATGTTAAATCAATATCATCTACAATTTCTCCACTAACTCCATCAATAACTACCAATTCTTGTTCTCCCTGATATCCTCTACCAAAAGAAGAAACACTAATAGTGTCAATTGACGAAAAAGGAGTTATTAATAAAGACTGAGGATAATAGAATAACGGTCTAATGGTTTGATCGTATGGGAAGTCATAACCATAATTAGTAATTTCTACTTTTTCAATTTTACCAATATCAGAGCTCTGTAATTCTAAATCGGCACCTCTACCATTTGTGCTTGTTACAGTTGTAAATCCAGGAAGAACATTAAAGTTACTTCCTGTATTCAGAATTTCAACTTCAGCAATAGGACCATCCGTATGAGTGCAATCTGTAATATATGATGATGTTGAATTTGTAGAGTCATAAAAAAGAACTTCTGGACTCTGAATCAAATTATATGTAAATGTTGATGCTGTAGAAACTGTTACCTTATGAGAACCAGCGTAACTACTCTTAGAAACTTTGAGAGATCCTGCACCATTTACAGTATTATC